CCACTTTGGGAATTTCGCCGTCTTCATTGGGTGTGAGTGCCATTATGGCGCCTATATAAGCTTCCCATCTGCTTTTGTCGCCGAATGCAGACTCCTCATCATCCACGCCAAGAATATATTTTTGAGGCGAAGTATAAAACTCTGCATGTATCTCGGTGCGAAGTGCCTCACGGACTGCACTGTCGGTGATAGACATTACGGCGCGATTGATTCTCGAAGAACCGAATGGGCGGTCGAGCGACGGTCTGTACACAAAAGGTTCAATCATCGGACGACCCATCGCGTGCGGATGGCGTCTTGAGGTCCAACCCGTATCCGTCTTTTTAATCTCCCATGTATCGGTATCAGTGTATAGATTCACCCATACAGGTTCCTCGTAATCCCCGATAGGGTTTTTCTTGGTGTCAATGACGGCAAGCCCGCACTTGATTCTTTTAGCACGCCTGTCCCACTCTGCCGCTGCGAACAATGCACTGTACGCACTGATTATCGCGGGAGGCTCTCCACTGCCTCCTGCCGACACAGTCATAAACGAACAGCTAGATATAAGCTCGTCACGGCATACCTGTTGATAGAGAGTATGCAAGCGATTACGGGAAACGATTTCGCGCATCAGCTCGTCTTCTCCGTCGGCGAATGTGAAGCCGTCAAAACGGCTTCGAACTGCGAGTCCATCAACTGCTTTAGCTGGCCATCCTACGACTGAATCTATGTATTTCAGGCGATCTGGTACCGAAATATCCAGATTCTTGACAGGGTTTTTACCTTCGTAGTAGCTGTACCGTAGCGCATTACGTGCACGCTTGGATTCCCATACCTGCACAAGGCGCTGTAGGGTATAAAGTTCTTCTGAGGGAAGTCCGCTCACATTTCCTATATTCAGGTTCATAGCACTCTGGATTTCCTTCCTGCTTTCCTTTTGGTTGTCATAACCGCCCATACCGCAATCGCGGCCGACTCAAGGGGAGTGCACGGCACACTTCCGTCACCAAATCCCCAAGCCCCATCTTTACCTATTGGGCGCCTAACAGCGTTAAGCGCCGACTCGTCCAGTCCAGGAGAAGGGGCGTGATAGACAGAACGCTCACTAACGGCGTTATAAAACATCTCCGAAGCGACTGCCATATCGCGAGTCAGCATGGTTTTTATCGCGCGTTTCGGAAATCCGTTAGTGTCCAACTTTTGGACCAACGTTGCCGTGTTCATTTTTCCGTCTATCGCGCACAGGCTGCATTTGTTTCTGCGGTCTACAAGCCATCTTGCAATAGCGTCAACTCCGTTAACACACAGCCCGCTTTGTATACATTCAAAAAACACTGGTTCTCCAGCACGTTTAACTGCAACAGACAGCGCATAGCTTGCGCCATCGGGCGAGAACTTCACACCATATGCAATTTTTTCGTCCTCTGTCGGCGCAGGTGCTTCGCTTGGGTCACAAGTTATCATTTGCCAATCGGCCAGTTTGAATACCGCATTTGCGCTCTTTTCAGTCGTCCACCAGCCAAGACGTTCACGCGCAAAGCCAGCTGCATCCATCGAGGAACACTCGTTTTCGGTGAACTCTTCCTCTAGACGTATACCCAGTGCAGGGTTGGTTTCATACCAACGGTTTCGGTCGGTGACATCTCCGATTTCTTCAATACTCCATTCATGCCAGCACGTCCGCCTGTCCGACCCGTCCAACGACGAAGCACGAACACGCTTGAATACATCTCCTGGTGACACTGGCGAAGGCGGCGTGCCTGTGAAAAACATTTGTCTATTTCCGGTAGGTGCCGCCGCCATGGTTGATAGGATGCCTTCCAGTTGGTCTTCGGTCAGCTCCTGCGCCTCATCGAAAACAACCATGTCGTATGTCGAACCACGAGCTCCGCCGTTCACTCGGCTCGAAAATTCAATCGAGCCACCATTTGTAAGTGTTATTCCTTCTTGCCCGTTCGTTCGTCGAATTTGTACCACCATGTCGCGCAATTCCGGATATGTTGGATTTTCGAAGTAAGCAACAAGCCGAAGAAATGACTTACGCGCAGTATCAACTCTGTGTGCCGTGTGCAGTATTTTTTCCCCGATAACACAGAGTCCGTACAGTTCACGTATTAACAGCGCTTCGTTTTTGCCGTTCTGTCTTGGTACAGACAACCCGCAACGCATGGATACAAACCTGTCATCATCCGTGCGTTTAAGCCAATCGTCGATAACAAGCTGCTGCCATTCATCGGCATGGAGGTCGAATGAAGCTGCCAGTGCGCATGCATCCGCGCCGTCTGAATAAAGAGCGTCGTAATTATCCAGTGGCGGCAGAACGCGAATTCTCGGCTCTTGTGCGCCTTTGCGACTGGATAACATGCAGCGTCACCTCTTTGCGTTTTACTTTTTCTTCTTCGGGTTTGGTCGATAGCCCGAGTTCTTTTCGGAGCTTCGCTACGGTCTTTACTGCTTGAGCATGCTGTGCAACTTGTGGGACGGCTTTTGTGTTCCCATGGTCGTCGCAGTAATCCAATGTTATGCGGCCATCACATTCGATATCTTTCATACACTGTTCTGCAATTGCACAGGCATCAACATATTGTGTTAACAAAGGAGCATCAGCCGAACTAAAATTGCGGCCAGCCACGATACTATTCCACAATGCGTTTTTATATTTGTCGCATTTAACCCTATCGGGCTTCCTTGGTTTAGTCACAATTCTCCTTTCTTAACACTTTAGCGGAGGTTCGTTTTTTGTAAATTTAGACCTCGGGGGGATATAAGCCCTATGGCGCGGAGGTGGCCGCGCCTACGGGGTAGGGGATACCCCACCCCGCCATATATACGAGGTGAAAAACCTATGTCTTAAAACGCTTTATATCAGCCTGTTTGAGGGCTTATATTCGCTCACAAATACTTTTTATTTAAGATTTCATAAAAATAAAAAAACAAACCTCTAGCTAAATTTTGGCAACCTTTTACCAAGTGCGCGTGTGCGGAAGTTTTGGAACATTTTGCATCTGAATCGGAAGTTTATTACTCTTCATTCGGTTGCACCTCCTGTGCGCAGGTTGTACGTTCTCGATATCATACGGGTCGCCACCTTTTGACACAGGTATGATCTCATCCAGTTCATAAGAATCCGGATGTCCTGCTGGAAGTGAATAATCTATAAAACCTCCGCATATGGCGCACGGCTCGCCCCTCGCGGCAACCCGCGCCCTTAATTTACTGCGCCGACTTCCATTGGTTCTTCTGGGATTAGGCTTAGCCACAATATACCGCCATTCCTATATCGGCCGGTCGAGAACACTCTCCGTATTTTTAAAACAGAAATCAATGTCCCCGTATTTCTCAGAAAAAGCCCCTCCGGGCTTTAAAACTATAGGAGAAGGCACGACGTATATTCCTAACGCTTCCAGAAACGCCCGCGACATCTCGTTACCCTTCTTGCGATACGCATTCATTGCGCTTCGCTCAATGTAATCCAAAGTCACCATATATGCTCCTTTCGACACAAAAAAGCCGCCCCTAATGGAGCGGCCTCAACAAGCCAGGAGATATTTGTGTTTTCAGGCTTTGCTGTTTTAGATAATAATCGTTATTCATGTATGTTTATGTATGCACTTTAAACCTGCGCGTTAGGAATGGAATACCGTCTATATTCTTCTGGAATATAGTCATAGAACGAATGCAGGGCTTTGCGTCGGAGGGTCATTAAGCCTTGCCAGCTGTACGATGTATCGACGCATATCTGCTCCCATGATTTGCCTAATAAATAATATTCAACTAAGACTTGTACATGTAACGAATTTTTCATCTTGTGCAGACGGGTATGCGCGTCGTGTTGTTCTTCGACATAAGCAAGCTGTTCGTTTGCATAATCATCGATGAGCTCGCGCAACTCAATCGCAGCTCGTTCAAACTTATCTACGGAAACGGATGAACTCACACGCTCATCCATGCCGACGCCGGTCAATTCCACAAAAGAACGCTGTTCGTCGATTTCTTCCCTTAATGCGGCGATTCTATGCCCGATGGACCTTATGTGTTTTAGATATTCTGCGGCACAGATTACCCGTACGTCGGCTGAATGATGCATATCTCCCTTAAGTTAAAACTACCCCTTGCATTCGATATTAGCATTTAGAATCGTTTTTATGTTGCCTTTTATCTTTTATCGACAATCCCATAGACGCAATCCACAAGACCAAAAAAATCACTACGCTAACAGCAATCATAACTGCCGTTACACCCAAAGCTAATCCTGCTCCCCAAAACATTCCATCCATCAACAATCCCATAGATTTTCTCCTTAATTATATTTGTGATTTATTATTAAAAGACGCTCATGCGGTCTAGCGATTAGCCCATAAGAGAGCGGAGGCGATGCTTATGCGTAACCTGATTCTGCTCGTTCAGTCTCTTACGATGCTACTAATTGCATTAACGATTCTGATTAGTTTTGTGGCTTAAGGCGAAAACCGCTCCCACGAAGCAGAAGCGGCCTTCATCAATATCCATTAGCGGTCGCTGAAGCTTCGGTACCAGCGAAGCACGACCGTATGAGTGCCTATATTTTAGCATCCAAGCTATCAAAGTTCTACGCTTTCATCCATCAACAGATCAATCAATTTTTAAACCTCCAACCATGCTCAGGTACGCCCATACTCCAGTATTTTTCCAAAGACTCGAATTCCAACGTTTTCATGCGTTTAGTGCGATTGTTCCACAGCTTCACGGCAGACATTTCCGAATCGATAGCTACGACTTTCAGAATTGTTCTCCCTGTTGCATCGCTATATACGTAATCGCCGACATTGACGTCCTCAAGTCTAAGCGGCATCTAAATCACCCCATTTAACAACGTGTCCTTTGAAGGGTTTGCCGTTATCCGCATGCGCTTTTAATGTACCCGAGGATATTCCTGTTGCCCTTACCGCCTCTGTCCTGTGTGCATATTGAATCCCGTCTACGACGATAGGGCGGCGCGCTAACGGCCTTTTTCCTGTCGCATCGGTTGAGATTTCTGGTGCCGGCACGTATTCCGGCTGGTTGCATGGGTGCACTAGTCCACTTCCCGGATTTCCGTAAGCTATCATCTCGCACCCCCAAACTTCCTACGATTCCATCTTGCCGAGGCATCCTTCTCGGCGTACTTCTTGGAAGGACGGCCTTCCACCAAAAGTCCAAGGCAGCATATATTGCATCGGATTTCGCACCAATGGCCATCCGGGTCCGAACCGAGCCCGGATGCAATATGTGCTTCGCGTCCGCAAAGAGGGCAGGGCTTCAGTTCGATGTCGTGCATTGCGCCTCCTGCTTTGCTGTCTGCAACCATTCCATCCACTTGGAAAGTGCGTCGCACGCAACGGAAAATTCGTGGAGATTTAATGACCAACCAACGCGAATCCATTTGTTTTTATTGAATGAAACAAGATGTGAATTGAATCTTTTTTCATCGGAAAAATATAATTTCGCTTCAATAATTCCACCCTTAGGCGAACCTTTGAAGAGTCTTTTTTGGCTCAATCGAACGCCGTTTTCTGAAGATTTTTTGTGGAGATTTTCACACGCGAAGGCATCTTCAAGCTTCCATGCAAGCATCACGAAAGACGCTAGGTCGATGTCGCGATAGCTTAGTCCGCGCTTCGAAAATTCCTTATTGAGCATGGAATTGATGCCGTCTTTTATCGTTTTTTCTATGTCGGTTTCGGTCATTTCGGGTCGCCTCCTTCCTGCTGGTAAAGAATTCCTTCTTCTTTACCGAACCCATAGTTGAGCGTGCTTAAAAACATGCTTTGACCTTATCGTTGTCTGTTTTATCGACTTTACCCGGTATGTGGGCTGCGTGGCACGGTTGCGGCATACTTCGCACCCACGTTATCGGATGGATATGCTGTTCAAACGTGCAGCCACAAAAACCGCACCTAGAAGTGTCTGAATCGTCCAGCTCCGCCCCGCAGAGAGAACAAACGTAAGCACCTTCGAAAAACACAGTATGCCCGTATAATGCATGATTTTCGCCTTTGAAGGCAGGGCGTTTCGAAATTGGTGTGCCTCTGTCGGCTTGTTGTGTTCGAAGTTCGGGCATGGTTTCCTTTCGCGCGTGTTGTTACAACCCGTAAAGGGTTTGGGTTAAAAGATTAATAATTAATAATTAATAATTAATAATTACCATGTAGTGTCCATAATGGACTCTATTAACAGTTCTATTAACAGTTCTATTAATAACTCTATTAACAGTTCTATTAATAACTCTATTAACAGTTCTATTAACAGAATATTTTCATCCGTTTTTCTTACTTTCTTTAGCCTCTCTGGCCGATGCTGCATACTCCCTTCGCATCTGTCGTGTCTTCGCATCTTTGAGTGATCTGTTCGAACCTGCCCGACCGAGGTTTTGCCATGCCTCGTGATCTATAAGATTCGCCTCTGCAACCTTGTTCAAAAAATTGTCAACGGCCTTGCCTTTCTTCCGCAATTTATGTTCAACCTTGAGACGGGTGGGTTTGTCGTTCATGTCCAACGTTCCGCCGAACTCGTTTAGCAGACAAAACAGTTCCACTAAATCAACGAGTGACGCTTTGCCATTATCGGCTTCAAAGGCCATAACTTTGGGGTCTTCCCTCCAATCCCAGTCCAACTTGATATACGGAACTGTCGCCATGTCCTAATCTCCTTTCATGTTCCGACATCTTTAGCTACGGTACGGCCGACAGCTGCAGGATAGAATCTGAAAGACCTGTCTTTGGTTGGAAGCTCGCCGATATACTTCAACACTCGTTTAGCTGTCTCTTCGTCCGAGGTGAACGTGACCGCGTAGACGTTCATAGGCGGTGGGGGAGAAGGTTTCCTGCGCCAGCCGTCTTCCAACGCCTTGCCGCATTTTTCGTATGCCAGCTGTAACTGTGGGTTATCGAATTCCATATGATTCCCCTCCAAACGCACTCGCCGTTTGAGCGAACGTCTCTGCTGCTGCTTCATCGCGTCCCGGCATGACATGCGAATATATTTGCAAGGTGAGTGCTGTGCTGGCATG